TCTTGGATTTACAAAGGAAGTTGTCCCTTACAAGGAACGTTTGGCAAATGCGATTGCCGAGCTCACTGCTCGTAAAACTATGTTATTCAAAATGGATGAAGAAGCACCCATTGAACAACAACTCACAACCTATTCACGTAAATTCTACGAAATTATTCAACGAATCAATGCGTCACGTGGTTCAAGTTTAGTCTATTCAGCCTTTAAAACTGTGGAAGGAATTGGAGTGTTGGGTCTTGCCATGGAGGCCAATGGATTTATGCAAATTCGTTTAGTGGGAAATGATAACAATTTAAGTTTAGATAAAGAGACTGAACGCTCTTTACGTGAACGACCAGAACAACCACGGTATATCATGTATAGTGGAGATGCCTCTATTGCCGTTCGTCAAATCCTCATCAACTTGTTCAACAGTCGTTTGGATAAACTTCCTCCTAAAATCGCTACTGCTCTTCGTGATACACAAATGGTGCGTAATGCCCCACGAGAAGGTCTTGGAAACTTGACTGGTCAACTCTGTCGTGTCTTTATGATTACTGGGGCAGGAGCAGAAGGTCTTTCCTTACGTAATGTTCGCACAGTTCATATCATGGAACCTTATTGGAACAAGGTCCGAACAGATCAAGTGAAAGGTCGTGCCGTTCGTATTTGTAGTCATTCTGATTTACCTTATGATAAGGATCCTTCAAAGAATGAACGAACCGTTGAAATCTATACATATGTATCTATATTTGATCCTGCGATGGATATTGATGAAACCATCATGAAAAAGGATGAAGGGCGAACATCGGACCAACATATCTTTGGATTAGCAAGTGCCAAGGAAGCGGTCAGTTCTGATTTATTAAAATTAGTCAAATCTGCGGCAGTGGATTGTGAACTCAATCAATCTGAAAATGATGAAGATATTGTATGTTATTCTCTACAAGGAAATATGAATGAATTCCTCTATGATCCGCGATTGGATCAGGATAAGGAAGCAACTGATCGAAAGATTCGTATGAGTGATGAAGAGGAAGGAATCGCTAGAACAATTGCTAAACCAGTTCGTGCTGAGGCAACATCGATTGCCAAACCATTCGCAAAAGGTGGTGTAAACTATTTTATGGCTTTGGATGAGACAACAGGAAAACAATTGTTTTATTTACACGATGATACATATCGTGAAACACCATTGGGTGAACTTGTCAAAGATCCAGCCACTGGAAAACTGGTCATGTCCTTTTTTACAAAGGTATAGACGCATGGTCTATTCTATAATTCTGTTATATGAGTATTAATAAATAATCATATACTATAGAGTATTGTTTTGTCAGCGATCTAATTACGGAAAAACTCCATCAACCACGCATTTTGAATATCACGTTGCACATCATTGCTATTCATTTCATAATCAAACAAACGAAGATACCCAACAGACACATCTGCTGTTAAACGAGCGGTCTTGTCTCCAAGTTCGACCTTTGCTGCATCTGATTGTGCGTATAATGGTGCGTTTTGTGTTGTTGTAAAGGAAGCGACGGATTGACCTTCTTGTTGAACATTGATTCGTCCTGTGCGGAAATCAGAAGCAAGACCAAATGCCATTGTAAGACGATTCGGATATTTTCCTTCAAACTCACTACGCATATTTACGTAGAAATAATATGCTGCGTTAGTTGTTTGAATAGGCCATGCCTTTTTAACTTTTAATGAACCAGATGAATAACTACAAATTGCCATACGATTTTGAATACCAAATTCAATGGGGCCAAATCGTAGAATAGCTCCATCTGCGAGGGAATGTAATACAAACTGGGTGGTCAAGGTTCGCCAAGAGTTCATGGCAAAGTTTTTATTTGTTATCGCATATCCACTTCCATTATTTTTGAGTTTCAAGAGGGCACCAATCTTGGGGATCACAGTGCTGGCAACAACAGATGTTTGTGGGGAGGCATTCATAGCCATTGCCACTGGCAAACGACGTTCCATAAATTGTTTGGAACCATTTCGTGGTGTAACACCTTCCCAAGAAAACATGGGGGCATCAGGTTCTTGTGTCAATGTCAACCAGGTCGCAGGAATATCTTTGTATTGGGTTCCATTACAAGGTGAATACATGACTGCGGAATGAGCCTGTCCAGTTGTATCTTGCCATGCGCCAAGAATGTAATTGGGACCCTGTCCTTTCAAGTTCCAACATTGTTTTGCATCATATCGTGTGGTTGGTTGATCCCAATTGGCTCCAAGAGTATCCGATGTCTGAATTGACTTTCCACGGGTTCCAACAGTATCTACGTCTTTATTTAATGTATAAATGATTCCATCCGCTGTTTCCAAACGAAGACGAACCGACATATCTTGTGGTGGACGAACATTGTTCAATGCGATATAAGACACACGATCTGGTAATCCAGTCTCTTCTACAACTCCTCCAGTGGAGAATCGTGGAAAAGCAGCCTTGGCTCCAATGGTGAGTTTTCGTCCAAGCACAGTATTGGTTGAATCATTTGACCATATGACTTCCATTCCTTGAATGATTCCAATCTGCTTGAATCCATAGGGCTGACGAACAATTCCCAATAATTGTGTCATCGCTTGTCGCTGAACAACTTCATCCTTTGATTTTGTCTTGGCTACCAACGCTGTCATCTGTGCCTTGACTTGTCCCCATGTTCCCATTCCAGACCAGGTTGCCAAATTCTGCGTAGATGGATAGGATGTTCCTGCGGGTTGACCACCTTGACGACGGAATTCATTTTGAAGACATTCCAATAAAAATGGTCCACGAGTTGTATCCTTGAGTTCCGTGCAAAAATCGAATTTGTCCATTGTTCCCTTCTTCAAACATAAATCACGGGCCGCATAACTCAACGCAGTTTCTTCACGACGAACAGTTTGTTGCGCCAAATCTTTAAAGTTTCCCAATGCAATTTCTGTAGTCGTTCGACCATCACGTATAACATTATCCATGAGAGGTTTCTTGGCAGCTTCTTGATATTTCTTGAAGGGTGTCATTGTTTGGAGAGTGGCGGCATAGTTTGTAGGAGAGGCACCTGTTTGTAAGGCAATATATAAGGAACCATCTGGTTTACATCCTGCGACAGTGATTTGTTGAAGCATACAATCACGACTAAGTTGTCCATTGGGAAGAGGTGTACAAACATCACGACTTCGTTGATATTCATACGCTGCGCTTCCTACCGCAGGAGGAGCAGGGCATCCACCAGGACTTCTTACAAGACTGGATGGTGGAGCAGATGCCTTTGGATCACGATAATATTTCACATTTCCTTGTTCATCCACTGGAATACCCATTCCACGAGTTTTGCTATAGGCACATCCTTTGAATTTTGGTGTGCCAACTTGTTTACAATTGGTCAAAGCTGCGCATTTGTCAATTTCCATTGCCTTCTTAGCATCATCCAAACTCCAATACCATGTTCCTTGTGGAGATGGAAATGTCGCCACAGGTCCTGTCATAGTTCCCAATGCGCCTTGTGAAACGGCTGGTGGGGCACCTGGTGTGCTCCCTTTTTTGTAAATCCATCCACAACGAACACGATCATTTGGATTCTGTGTATTCATTAAACTGTCTAAGGATGCCACTTTACAGGTATTGTTCTGAGTATTGAGTGATGTGGCAACATCGATTGATGTTGCGTAATTTGCTATATCAATATCACGTGTGCTTGTCTGTCGGGTATTTGGATCCCAGGTTCCCAATCCAAGATTTGCATTTTGAAGAACTTGTTGGGGTTTTGTTGTGCCTGCTGTAGGAATTCCTGTCACAACCATATTTGGCAATCTTGAATCAAATTTGGGCATTGTTTGTGAAAGATATTGATTTTGGGCAACAAACCCTTCCTTTTGAATCGACGCCAATGCCCGAAACATTCTACTTCTATCTGTGAAAACATATTCAGAATAAATAATTCGGAATATATGTAAGATTACACTTATATTTATTTATGTAATATCATTTCGTGTGACCCAAGAACTATCTGATACAAATAATGTCTTGTTTCCTTCCTTACAAATGACAATGAGACCTGCGGGGCCTCCTGTATTTTGACCATTGATTTGAATCTTACTTTCTCCTGGAGGAAGTTGAATGGCCCACCGTCCAAATCCTTCCCAACGAGGGGCAACTATTTGATCATTTATTAATAATGACCCAACATTGTCTACACATGCGTAGAGTATTGCTTGTTTCGTTGTATTGGAGGGATTGACATATCGTTTTATAAAAGGTTTCTCATTACGTGTTGGATCGTCACGCGCAGCGTTCGTTCGTGTCCAAATCCATTTGGCAGTTCCGTCATCTGGGAAGGATGCGAGTCCATTCCAATTCTTATACCAAGGAGCCATTCCATACGAACCAAGAACATTCGCCGACCGTGTCCACTTGGACCAATTCATAGCAGGATAATTTTCACGTTTGAAGGCAGTCTTTGTTCGCCCTGCTGTATTTGTAAGGACACTTGGGAGTCCTTCTGTAGTATTCTTTACATTGACTGGAAGTCTTTCACTTGAATTTGACGCAAGTGGTTGTAAGTCAACCCCATAACATTGTTGAATGGCTGTTTGACGTTCTGAATCCTTCAAACGATTATCATTGGCACGCTTGTGAATATTGTCATAGAATTCTTTGACTTTCTGAACACCACCTTGCTTCTGAGCTTGTTGATATGCCTGTTGATTGATTTGTCCCTGCGCATTGATTGGTGCCATTGTTCCCTTTGGTGTACAAAACTGATTCGTTTTTCCAGATAAACTTGTTGTCGATTGTGTATTGGAATAGGTTGGTCCTGTGGCACCAGGTCGTTTATCATTCGCACCCAAGTTTTGCCATAAGTAGGACATACATTCTGAAGAAAGAGGACCATTTGCCTTATCATCTAAATCACATGGACTCAAAATCTGTTTTCCAGTACATTTGCGACTCACTTGATCAAATTGATCCAAAGGAAGTTTTTGTCCAGATGCCGAACGACCAGAATAGGCGGTCAAACTATCTTGATAGATTTGTCCAGAGATTTGTCCGATTTTGACCTGTTTTCCTCCCTGAATCATTAATTGATTTGCTTTGGCTTGTGTGCTTGGATATCCTTCTCCTTTTGTAGTACATCCTGCGCTCGTAAAAATGGTTTGGAGACATTCCATAGAATAGTTTCCTGGTGCTTGGCCCTTTTTATAACAGGGTCCAGAGTTCAAAAAAGCAGCGCTGGATGCCTTTGTAATAAATGGGGAAGAGGCACATTGGAAGGATTCTTCTTCCGTTGTATCCACAAAGGTAAACACATTCTGAAGAACCAAGTTCATACTCTCCTTTCCACGACCTGGACGAATCGTCATGTACATGTCTCCATTCACATCTTGTTGTCCTGCCATTCGTGGTTTCGCACCAGTAATTGTATCCGTTTGAATAAGTCTTGTAATATCTAAACGGAATTCTCCTGTTGGAGTTTTTCCAGTTAAATATCCTCCAATACTTGCGGTAGCAGGTGTCAAGGAAAGTTGAAGACTATCTCCTTCCCCAAAATCAGGGAGTGGTAAGCTAATTGCTGATGAACTCAATTCAATTGGTTTGGTAAACGCATCAGGTTGTTTCTTACCAATCAAAGTAATACGAAGAGTTCCAGAACCTGCGAGGATAAGCGATGGATCAGTTGTATCCACTTCATTTGTTACATATTTGAATGTTTCATCTTGGTAACATTGAACACAACCTGGTGAGGAGAAATCCTGTTTCTTTTCACATTCCATTTGTTTCTTCATACGAATACATTGTTCTTTTGTTGTCGTAAATCGTCCAGGTGCGCATCGTCCAACACTTGGTGAAAACTTGGCACGACGACTTTGCATACGACGCATATCCGCTTCTGCGTTAAATTTATCTTCTTCTGTAATATATAATCCACCTGTTTTTTTGTTATTTCCAGAATCCACACCACCTTCATGACATATTCCACAATTTATTTTGAAGTTTGGCTTATCAAAGGCGTCACAATTAACTGTTTGAACTGCCTCGCACACGCCAATTGATTTGAATCCACCTGTTCCTCCACCACCTGCGTTCAAACGAAACTTACTCACATCGGATGACTGTAAACTCAAACTTGGATTCTTTGGATCGGCATCTACTGTGCGAAGTGCGGCTTGTAAATTGGCTTCCGCAGCTTGAACATCCGATGGTTTGAACTTTTTAGGTAGAAGTGGATTCGCAGCAGGATTGATAAGATTCATAATAGGATTTATACGTGATTCCATATCACCAATATAGTTTGTATGTTCTTGACCAAGCGTTTTGGTTACGATAGGATTTACATCTGTTTGAAATCCTTCTGAATATTTTCTCTTATGAGACATAAATAATAAGCTACCGCTCGCTCCTATCAGAACAGCAAGAGGTAGAAGTCCCTCCATCTATTACTATGAAGGGTTTTGAGTTCATTCAATACAACCATACACATACATTATAATGCGTATCAGTTTATAAATTATCCGGGCGCACACGAGCTGCAGC